ATGCGCGAAAGGCGTAGAAGAAACGACATCTCTTAACCAGTACCATTGTCTAGATCCACTATCGTTTAAAGCAACAGTTAAATCGTGTCTATGCCTAAATAATGATAATTGAGATTTATCTATTGTATAATTATTAGGTATATTGCTTCCATTTAAGCAATTCTTAAATATATTGCTGCCATATACCATTGTTTCGTTCATCAATTCTATATCACTATCATACCAAGTTCCACCGCTTTCATAGCCGTTACTTACAGCATTTTGCAAATGATTTCTATGTTTTAAAATATGACTTGTTTCAAAATCATTTTTTATTATAGTTTTAAATGGAGTTAAATTAGTTGTGTACATTGCACTTCCAATATATGCTCCTGTAGTAACATTACTTGTATTCATTTGTGCATTTCCCATTGTTCGCTCTGGTATCATTAAAACATGAGGTGTAGTACATTCAGTATCCCCCATGTGTAATCTGTAATTTATATCTGCAACTATATATTTTCTATTACTAACTTTACCAATTATGTAGTCCCCTATATAAATGTCATCAAATGTTCCTGCTGCTATTTGTTTTGATAAAGTTCCATCATAAAATAAATCGGTTATATCTTTACCCCTATAAATTGCATTATGTGCTCCGGCATTTCTTGGAATGATACCACTTAATAAATTCTTAAATGCTATTTTCTTTGTTTCGCCATTACCCAAATCAACCATACACATTATATCTGTATCTTTTGCTTCGGTTGCTTCGGTTAATTCTGATATTTTTTTAATCATTTTATAGATCCTCCTTTAATATTTTAAATTATATTCCACCTATTATTAATTCTCCGCCTTCTGTAGCAATATTGTTGCCATCTTCTGTTGTGACAGGAGATATTGCTTCCATTACTAAGGCTTGTAAATTGTCTATTTCTAGTTGTAGTTTTCCTGCTGCATCTTCACTTAATTGTCCTTTTATTCTTTCAAACCAAACATCAAAATTTTCTGTTTGTTCTTTAAACCATTTTTCAAAGTCTTGTGTTTCTGCTTTTATCATACTGTCCCATAATGCCTTATATTGGTCTAATATATTTGTAAAATCTGGTGTTTGTACAGCACAAATTACATTTCCACAGTCGCTACTATTAAACCTTGTATCCTCTATTAAATCTGTCGTTATTGCAGTAGTTCCTGCCGGAATATTAATTTTTGCTATTCTTATTTCATATATACTTGTACCTCTTGTCAATGCCGGTGCAACTGCTTTCTCTGCAAAAGTTCCTTGTACTATTTCTGCTGTTATTTGCCTGTTAGGTATATCAAGTCTGATTACAATATTATCAATTCTATTTAATACACCATCTGCATTTGCAACGCTTAAAACTTTTTCTGGATCGTTATTATATCTATATCCATTTATATTTGCATCGCCACTTTCTACACTAACTGACATATTATCATTTGAAACTACTTTTAAACCATTATTAAATATTCCATTTGTGAAATATTTTGATAAATGTAAAGCCCAATCAGCAGCATAATACACTCTGTCAGCATTAACAGAATCGAAAAAACTACTTTTTTCAGCCATATTTTTGTCCTTCCTTTCTTATTAATTATCATCGTCAGTAAATGTTTCTTTTAAAGGCGTTCCAAATGTTGGTGTTATAGTAATTTTATTGCCTTCTATAACTTCTTCTACTTCTGTTATTCTTAGGTTTTCTTGTATATTCCAGCTTTCTTTTTTTACTGTTACAACATCTCCTAAATCCCAACCTTTTTTATAGTCATTTGCGTACACTTCAAATTTTATAGATTCTGATATTGAAGCTATTTTTTCATTTCCTTTTTCTTTTAAAACTTCATTATATTCGCTAGTAGTTAAATCTCCTTTTGCTTCACTTTTTGCGTCAACAAATGTTTCTACAATATCAAAATCGTGTAAGCCTGCTGTATTATTAATTTCTACTAATACTCTGCTATCTCCTTCGCCTTCTCCACCTACCAACACATCAGTACAAAGCGTACCGCCATCATTTAAGTAGTCCGCTTTATTTATGTTTGAATATTCTTCGCTAAATTCATAAAATGAATTATTGGTTTGCTCTACAGTTCTATTTAAACCTTCGTAGTTTTCAAACCTATACTTTTTATTTTCTATATCTGCGATTATTCTAAAACCTACATTTGCAGCTTTAGCAAGTTTTACCAAATAATTATAAATATTTTTGTAAGTAACTTGAAAAGTAATTTTTTCACTATCTATAGTTGTATCTGCTATTTCTAACTTGCTAAATGGTGTCATTTTATTTAAAATTACTCTCATTCCTGCAAGTATTTTTCCAGTAAAGTTAATTCTTTTCTTTACTATTCTTCTGTATAACAAATAAGATAAAAACCTACCAATTACAACTAATTCTGTAGTATTTGTACTTTCTATTATTTCAACGCTTTTAACAAAACCCGCTTCTTTGCTTTCTTCTCTTATTATGACATTATCCTTTTTGAAAATAGCTATATTTCTTTCTGTCGCTTTTAAATGTAATTCAAATTCTCCTGCTTCAAAATATTTTCTACGCCATCTTAGGGAAGTATATTCATCAATTACACCTTGAAAATTTAGATCCCTATCATATATATATAATTCAATGTTTTTCATATTACACCGCCCCATATTCTATACTATAAGACACTTTTGTTTCTAGGCTTTCTTCCCCATCTTCTGCACCTGCTCTTAGAGTATTATCGCCTGAGTGCATTTGCAAAAATTTGCTTCCATATTTCATTTTATAGTTAATATTTTCAGTCTCATTTGTAGATGTAGGAATATAAATTACATTCTTATTACCTCTATGTGTTGTAATTATAATCTGGTCGCCTGCTTCCATTTCAATATTTACTGCTATTTTTTCTTGCGTATTTACATTTATCAAATATGGATTTAAAACTTTACCATTTGCAATAAATCTTATTGTAACACCAAATTCTATATTTGTATCATTTGTTATTGTTCCCATAGTTGTTACATTTTTTGTTGCAAATTCTATTCCTTTGTCTTGCTCAGAAATCATAGGAAAACAGAATTGAGGCGTCCACGTAGACATGGACGCTTCTGATTCTTCTATATCTTTAAAATATGGATAAGGACATATAAGAGAAATTGTAAATGTTCTAGGTACTCCTTTTTCTGATACATCTACATCTTCTACTATATATTCAATTTTTCTTTCTATATCATCTTCATAATAATATAACGTTCCTATTGTATCTAATGGAAATATATTATATAATGTTTCTCTTCTTTTTGCGAAATTATCTACAATTATCCCATTTATTACTATATTTCTTTTCTTTACGCTCGTTCCTGTGTAACTTTCTCCTATTCCATAGGCACTTGATACAGTAGATACATTACCTTTTACATCATATAGTCCATCTGTAGAAGTAATAAAAAAAGGAAAATCATAAGTAAATGTTATTTTATTGTTCTTATTGTTTTCACAAATAATTTTTTTCATTATAAACATTTCTCCTTTTCTTATAATATTTTACGTATGCAAAAGTTTATATTTTTGTATTTCTCTTCTTAGTAATCTAGCATTTTCTGCTGGAGATGTTTCTGTCGGACTATTTATTGTTAAATTAAAGCTATTATCAATATTATTACTTGGTGTTTCTTCCATTCCATTAGTATATTCTTGATTTTCTTTTGCAGTTAATACTCTTTCGCCTTTATGTAGTAATGCCAAATAATCATCATAAGGTACGTTTGCCATACCAACTTTTAATCTTGGTATATTTAGTTCATTTAATCTACTAATATTTACACCCGGTATATTATTAATAACATCAATAGCCCAGTTTATTGACCTTATAAATCCGTTAATAGTATTTTGTGCAAAACTAATTATTGAATTTACAACATTTTTAAAAGCTCCGCCTATAGCGTTACCTATTGTTGTTCCTATATTGGTAAACATATTTTTAATTGTATTCCAAATTCCTTGAAAGAAGCCACCAACATTACTAAATATACTTTTAATTCCATTCCATGCAGCTTGAAAACTATTTTTAAAGAAGCTCCCAACACTAGCAAATATATTTTTAATTCCATTCCAAATATTTTGAAAATATTGTTGCCATGTCCCAACAATGCCTTTTATTGCTTCCCACGCACCGCTAAAATCTCCGTGAAAAACAGCTGTTACAGCACTAAATATACCTTTTATTGTATCAAATATTGCTTGGAAATAACCTGTTACTGCGTCCCATATAGTTTTAACAACAGTCCACGCAGTTTGAAAGAATCCACCTATTACAGTACCTACAACACTAAATATAATTTTTATGTTTTCCCATATAGCACCAAAGTATTGTACTACCATGTCCCATACTGCCTTTATAACTTCCCATGCTACCCTAAAGTATGTACCTAATACTTGCGAAACAACAGAAAATACAGCTTTTATATTTTCCCAAATTGCTGCAAAATATGGCTGTACTAAATCCCATATTGTTTTTATAAATTCCCATGCAGCTTGGAAGGCACCCATTAAAGACTCTATTACAGGTTGTAAACTTGCTTTTATTCCTTCCCATAAAGCTACAAAATATGGTTGTACTATATCCCATACTGCTTTAATATTATTCCATGCATTAATTACAGCATTTTTTATTACTTCAAATACACTCATTACTAGGTTTCTAAACCACTCACATTTATTCCATAATAGTATAATTGCTGCTATGATAGCAGTAATTACTAAAATTATAGGGTTTGCAGCTATAAAGCTAAATAAACCACTTGCAGCAGTCTTTATTATGCTAAACATTGATACAATTTTCGGCCCGTATGTTAATATGGATCCTATCGAAGAAATAATTTTACCAACAAAAATTAATATTGGTCCGGAGTGCAGCAACTAATGCTAATACTACTAACATTACCTTTTGTGCTGCTGGACTTAAATTAGATAACCAATTTACAAAATTAGATAATCCATTACATATTTTTTGTATTATAGGTAATAATATTTCCCCTAATTTGCTACATAATTCAGTCACAGTATTTTTTACTTGTTGTATTTTTGCTGCTGTTGTTTCATACCTTTTTGACGATTCTGTTGTCAATGCAGAATTTTGAGTCCATGCATCATTACTTATATTTAACATTTCTGTCATAAGATCTGAAGCACTTGATAGTCTTTTCATTGTGTCTGTTTGTCTTAATGAAGTAACACCCAAATCATCTAATATAACATTTAAGTTTTCTCCACCAGCACTTGCGTCGCCCATTCCTTTTACTACAGCTTGAATAGCAGACATCGCGTCATTTTGCCATAAATTCTTAAAGTCATTTACTGATAAACCGGCTACATTAGCCCATGTTTTCAGTGTTTTAGAATTTAAGGCAACATCTTTATCAATTTTAGTAATAACAGCAGAAATTGCAGAGCCTCCTCCTTCTGCCTCCAGTCCAACACTTGAAAGTGAAGTTGCTAAGGCTAAAATTTGTTGCTCTGTTAAACCTACTTGTTTACCAGATGAGCCTATTCTTGTAGCCATATTTAAAATATCTGCTTCTGTTGTTGCTGCATTGTTTCCTAAATCAACTAATGCAGCACCAAATCTATCTACAGTATTTATATCAGAGCCCATAACATTATATAATTGTGCAATAGCTGTTGCCGCTTCATCTGAGGAAAGGTTTGTAGAATCTCCTAGCCTTACCATTGTTTTAGTAAATCCTAAAATATTTTCAGTTTTTACTCCTAATTGCCCAGCAGCTTCTGCAACAGATGCAATATCTGTTGCACTACTTGCAGTCCCCTCTGATAAATCAAATAAACCTTCTTTTATTTTTCTTAATTCTTCATCAGTTCCATCTACAGTTTTAGTTACTCCTGTAAATGCTGTTTCAAAATCTATTGCACTTTTAGCAACACCCACTAATGCTGCACTTGCAGCAGCACTAACAATAGTTAGTTTCTTACCTACATTAGTTATAGAATTTCCTAAAGTTTGCATTTTTGTTCCAACTGCTGCAATTTGCTGTGTTCCAACAGAGCCAAACGATTTAGCTTCTTTTTCTAAATTCTTTAATTTTTGTTCTGTTGCTACAATTTCTCTTTGAAAATCTCTATATTGTTGTTCTGTTATTTCTCCTTTATTAAATTGCTCTTGTACCTGTGCTTGTGTAGACTTTAATATATTTAATTTTTCTCTACATTCTGCAATACTTTTGTTTAATAAATCTTGTTTTTGCTTTAAAAGTGTAACATTAGTAGGATCCATTTTTAATAGCGTATTTACGCCTTTTAGTTCATTTTGTAGACTTTTAGTTTTATCATTGACACTTTTTAAGGCGTTACCTAATTTAGTGGTATCGCCTCCAATTTCTACGGTTATACCTTGTATTCTACTCGCCATCTATACCACCTACTAAAATAAAAGAAACAAGCTATTAATTGGCTCGTTTCTTCAATTTTTCTCTCAATTTAATTCTATCTGGAGTAGTTTCTTCTAATCTTTTAGCATTTTTTAAATATTCTCTACCTTCATCAGTTTGCGAACAATTATATATAAATGCTTCTCTAAGAAAAAATAAATATTTTACAAAATCTAATTCCTCTACTTCTAGCATTGATATTCTTAAATATTCTGCAACTCTTTTTTCCCCTATACTTTCTACAATATAACCTGTGTCCATATTATCGTCATTATCCGGATAATATGGACATTTTAGTTTTTTGAATTTTGTATGCTATTAACCCATTCAAAATAATTATTTAATAGATCCACTATTTCGTCTATGTCGTAATTATCTTCTACTTGTTCAGTAGAAATTTTAAAGTTTTGTCTATTTTTGCTTAAAGCTAAAGATACAGCTTCTGTAAGGTTGCTTATGTCTTTTTCTCCTAACTCTTCTGTATTTTTTACCTCGCTTAAAGCAGCTATTTTCTTTAAAACTTTTAATTTTGGTGGCTCTATATTCAATATTTTGCCATTTTTTAGTTTTATATCAAAATACCTTGTTTTTAATTTTGTCATATCATACATAATAATATTCCTCCTTTTACTTTTAAAGAGAGATGGCTGTTTATTTTATACCATCTCTCTATTTTTTTAGGCTGTTTGCTCTATTTCTTCTTGTAATAAAATTAATGTTCCTTCATCATCTGATGGTGCTGCTTCAAATTCCGCATCAATAACAGTTTCTTTATCCTTAGCAAATGCTAATGTAAAGCCTGCTGTATTTTTACCAACTACAGTAACACGTACATCTCCATCAACAGGATCTTTATGTACGAAATGTATAATGTAGCTTTTATTGTCGTTATTATCAATACCACCAATTTTTACAGTTCTTATACCTTTTTTGGTATCTTCTGTAACTCTACCAGTAGCTACTAATTTCTTTAATGTTTCTCCGTTCCATGTCATAATACCAGATTTTAATTTTGCTTCTTCCTTAGTGATTATAGTTTTTTTAGCTTTTCCTAAATCATCTTCTGCTGTATAATATTCTGGTTTGTACTCTAATTCAGCACCACCTTGTATATATCCTGCTAAATTAGTATCTTTTTCAATTTCTGTATTTTCTGGAATACTTCCAGAAAACTCTGTAATATATAAATTTCCACTACCTAAAGTAATAGTTTGTTTAGTTCTTTTACCCATAATTAATTTCCTTCCTTTCTTATTTTTTCTAAAATTGGATCTAATACCCAAAATGTGCCATACATACCCTCAGAATCAAGCCATTCTGTTTGTGAATCATAGGTATAATAGTCTTTTTTTAATAATTCATTTACTTTTTGTATTTCTTTTAAATCACTATCATTATTTGTTTCGCTGTATCTTTCAATAGTAATATTGTTTTCAACTATATTATTAAGAAGATCAGCACCTCTAACTATTTTTCTATTTACATATAAGAAATAAGGCAATGCTGGAGGTTTTAAATATCTTAATTCTTTAATTTTAAATCCTGTTCCTTCTTTAAACCAATTTTCAATGTTCATTTGCTACTATCTCCTTTACACCACTTACAAATTTTTTCTCCGCTTCTATAACATTTTCACTTAAATATGGATTTCCTTGTACTCTGCCACCATTTCGTTTAGCATGACCATTTGCAAGTAAATGTGTTAATCTATATTCTGGATCCTTAACATACCATGTATATACAGCACTTGTAGATGTTTCTCGAGTTTTCTTATAACTAATATGTCTTTTATATTCCCCAGTTTTTACTGGCGAATCCCTTTTAGTATTTTTAGTCAACTCTACAGCAGTATCTTTTGCCAAAGTTTTTACTTTTTCTGTAACGTTACCAGCATACTGGTTAAGTATTTCTTGCATTTTAGTGGATAATTGAGTAATAGTTATATTATTATTTATTCCCATAGTTGCCTCCTTAAATTGTTACGCATTCTGCAACAAAAGTTAGTTTTAAACGTTTTTCCTGCTTATCATCTACATTCTTTATATCGAAATTTTTATTTTTATATAAAATTCTGTATTGAGATGTATTAAAAATAATATCTTCTAATTTGCTTATATACATAACTTTAAAATTATAAGTATTTTGTGTTATATTAGTTCTGGCGTTAAAGTATTCGTTGCCACTTGATTTATTAACTTCTGCATAGCAAGAGTAATAATCTTCCCATTTTTCGATGTCTGCATTTAATTTTTGAAATTTAATTAGTTTGTTCATAGCCATTTTTTCTCATCTCCATTTTTAGTTGCCATTCTAAGTCATTTAAAATCTTTCTAGTTGTATTTGAAATATTTTTTGAATCTAAATCTCTATAATCGTACAAATCAGAAATAACTAAAAGGGCTATTTGTTTAGCCCTTTCGTCTTCTGTTGGGTAGTTTTTGCCTATGGCACCTTGTAAATACAAGTTTGAAAAATTAATAAGTCTTATAATATTTCTTTTTATTACTTTGTCCTCTTCGACTTCTTCCACTAAAAAGCCTTTATAATCGCATACTTCTTCTATACTTACTGGTACATAAGTAACTTCTTCTTTTTCAGCCATAAGCTAGTCCTCCTTTATTTATGCATGTTCTTCTACAAGAATATAAGCATTTACAAATGCTTTGACATCTCTTACTTTTACATCTTCTCTTTCAATACCTCTAAATATTGTGCAGTCATCTTCAAAAGCGTTTATTTCATCTTCGCCACTTCCTACAACAGCTGTATTAGAAGTCATAATGTTTACTTTCTTTCTATCAAATAATACAATTCCTTCTTTGAAATCTCCAATTAAGAATGGTACTTTTGATTCTGTTGTTGCCATATCATCGTTAGGTATTACTTTTATAGGAACAACAGTTGCACCAGCTCTTAATTGCATATTTGCACTATTTGTTGGATCTGGATTTAATAAAGGTCTTCCGTTTTTATCTTCTAATTGGTCTAAATAATCTAAACCATCATCATTTGTAACAACAACAGAAGTTGGTTTAAATGCTTGTCCTAGTTCTTTATTTAATACAGACTTGATACCTTTTATTCCTGCATCTATAGCTTTAGCTTCTTTTGTTTTTATTGCTGCTAAAATTAAGTTGTTTCTTGTTACTCTTGATTCATCAGCTAACCATGCTAATACTGTATTTACTAAATTTTCATCAGAATCTTCTAACAATTCATTTGTAATTGGTAAATATCCTGCGTATTTATCAATAGCATATTTTATTCTTGAAAATGCTGGACCTTCAGTAGCAGAAATTGCAGATTTTTCTCCAACCTTTGTAAATCCTTTCTTTTGTTTTCTTGTTTTATATGTTCTTTCTCCAGACATTGTAGAAACGCTTTCAACTGTTACTAATTCTTCTAAAGAGAATTTACTTTCTCTTAATTCTTGAATTTTTGTTACTATATCAGCTGGTACTGTATAACCTCCTTCTGTTCCTGTTCCTTCATTTAAAGTCTTTGCAACTCTTCTGATAGCGTCTGCTACTTCTTTGATTACATTTTTTTCTTGTTTATTTACTTTTTCTTCTGATACTTCTTCGTCTGTTGGTGTATTATCTTCTTTTTCTGCCGCATACATTCTTGCCTCTAAATCATATTCTTTTTGTAGTTTGTCAGCTTCGTCCATTAAAGCTGTTGCTTTCTCTAAGTCTTTGTTTTCCCCATCCATAAAATCTCTAGCCATCATTCTTTTTTGTGCAATTTTATTTAATAATTCTCTCATTTTTTTATTCATTTTTAATTACCTTCCTTTTCTTTTTGATTTTGTGAAAAAATAAAAGAGTCTAGTATTTTCATTCTTAAATCTAGCTCTTTTTCTAATTCCATATTTTCTTTTTTAACAGTTTTGTCTGCTTCATTTTCTATTATATCAGTTTCTTCTGATTCTTCCTTTACTTTTTCTTCTTGATAGTTTTTTGTTGTTCCAGCTCTAGGTTGTGCTGGTACTGCAACGAATGAAAGCTCGTACGCTTCCTTTGCACCATCCAGAGTAAAATAACAAATTTTCTTTCCTGCTGCTGTATCATACTCACGTCCCCACATATGCGGACAGTATGTTTTAGTATTGTCTGTACCACATATAGAACAATAAGCATGTTTTGGTTTACAACCAGTAGAAACTTCTTTTTTTATTCCCGCTTTTATTTCTTGAATTAAATCAGCATTGCTATTTGTTTTAACCATATAACATTTTGCAATTAATTGTGTATATATCTCTCCAGCACCTGTAAATTTGCTTGTGTCTTCTTGTACTAATTCGGTATCATAAATTCTAGCAATTTGATTATCTGCTGTTCTTCTATGATCTTTTATCATAGTTTTACCAACATATAATCTTTTTAAATCTTTTAGTGCATTTAAATTAAATGGCTCGTAATTTCTATCGTCTAATTCATTGTCGCCCATAATAACTTTAAATGTAAATACTTCTTCTGCACTTAGAGGACTTAAAGTTAATTTATTAATTTTCTTTAAATCTTCTTCTGTAACTTCTTGACTTTCTACATTAGCAGATTTACAAACTAAGCCTTTGATAAGGTTTTCTCCAATGCCTCTTTTATTGTTTTCTGGATCCATTTGTATAATTTACCCTCCTCTCCTTCAAAATTTTGTATATACTGAGCACCTGTATATTCTACAGGAATGCTAGCACCATTTCCAAGAAGCCTATCGCCTCCTTCTTTTGCTTCCAAATCAAGGAAAGCTCTTGCTTCGTTCGGTGTATATATAAAGTTTGATACACCTTTACTTAGTGTTTCAACCTGTGTTTTTTGGTCTGCTCTAAGTATTACAGCTACGTTAAATTTAAAATGGTAGCCTTCTGTTTCTTCTTCGTCATCTAGTAGTTTATAGCTTATTTCTTCTTCATATTGCTTTATAATATATAACATTGTATCTATGTAAAAACTTAATTGTTGTGCTTCTGCACTTGAATAACTTGACTTTTCATAATCTCCAATTTGATATGGTTTTATTCCAAAAGCACTAGCAATTTGCAATGCAGAATATTTTTTTACATCTATAAATTGGTTATCAGCAAGTTTTATATTAAGTGGTGTTAAAGTAGCACCTAGAGGAATAGGAATTATATTTTTTATTTGTTCATCGCTATATTTTCCTGTAGCAAATTTTTCAATTCCTTTTGCAAATTCTTTTGCACTTTCATCATTTAAAGAAGATGTGTACTGTACGACTGCTTTTGCTGTAAAACCATTTTCGTACATTTGATTCACTAACTCTTGTGCCTTGTTATTTCCTATAATTGTACTTCTTAATTTATCCCTAACTGACATTCCAGTTATTCCATCAAAAGAGCTTGATGTTTTAAAGTGTAATATTTCTTCTGATCCAAATCTATATGTTCCCGCCGAGCATGTATAAATATAATAAATATCTGGTATATCACTTAATTTTTTAGCGTCATCATACCAAATTTCTACATCTGACGATGGTAATATCCATAAACTTGTTTTTACGTCATTACCCTTTTTCTTAGTATCTATCAAAACATAAGCATTCCCGTAATGGTTTCTATTGTATTCAACAGTAGACCAAAACGTAGTTGCTGTCATATATTTATTAGGTCTTTCGTTTAAAACTCTATATAATGGATGATTCCTACATACTGTTACCCCGTTATTTTCATTATGTTTTAATAATTTTAGCGGTAATTTTCCTAAAGTTTCACTTAATACTTTTAAACAAGCAAAATATGTTGCTTCTGACAATTCGCTTTTATCAGTATCTTGTAAACCTAAAAAATTTACTAATGCTGACAACTGGTCATTTTTAGTATTATTTGAAGTTAAAGCCTTAAAAGATTTTTTAACTTTATCTATAATTTTCATTTACTCACCCCCCAATTCATCATTTGCAAGTAATTTTTCATTTCCTTGTCAATGTCTACTGGATCTTCCTCTTTTAATTTCATATAAGCTACATGGGCATCTATACAAGCATCAACTGGATCTATTCTTTTGGTTTTAGCTCTTGGCTCTTTATCAACTTTTATTTCGCCAAAACTATTTGCTACTACTTTAGCATTTGAAAAACTCCAGCTTAAAAGTTCATTTTGTTTGTCATACTCTATTTTTCTTGATTTAATATTTAATTTCATATCTTCTGTTGCATCATTTAAGAATCTTGCAGACTGTGTAATTGATAATAAAGGTACTCCAAATTCTTCTAAATCTGATAAAAAACCATCGGCATTATGAGGATCATATCCTATTGCTTTAAGTTTTAAATCGTATGCTTCTATAATTTTTTTTAAATGATTAATAATAAACTTATAGTCGTTCTTATATTCATTTGCCCCACCAGTTATAGTTATTAATCCGTTTTCTTCCCATAAATCATAAGGTGCAACATCTGTTTCTATGTGTTCTTCTAACCTACCTTTAGGCATAAATGAATGTGAATAAATATAAAATTTTTCACTATCTAGCGGAAACTCTAATGAAATTGTAGTTAAATCTCCACCACTTGATAAATCTATACCAGCATAACAGGCTTTTCCACGCATATTTTCTAAAGTTTTATCTGTTTCGCATTCTTTCCATTTATCTATGTCTATAAATTGGTCATCTGTGTTTTTTACCCACATATTTAGGGACTTTACCATAAAGTCCCTTTGTTCATTTCCTCCCATATCTTTAGCAGTTTGCATATCTGTTATTAATACTTTTAATGTATCTTCTTTTGCTGCTAAATAAGGGTTAGCTTTTATTAAATTTTTAGGATCCCATATATCGTCGCCTTTATCTAGTGCGTATATGTCAACAAAAAAGTCTTCTGCAATAGCAATTCCTCGTAAAATATTACAACAATAATTATCCAATTCATAGCATGGCGTATTAATTTTATCGCCTCTAGTTGTAATTATGCTTATTAATGTTTCTGGAAGTGATTTTGTTCCATTATATAGAGCTTTATATATTTGATTCGTTTTGTGTTGGTGGTATTCATCTATACTTGCATATATAGCTCTGAATCCATCATCTAAACCACTTTCTTTACTTAATGCCTCTATTGTGCAATGCGTTTCATTAGCAATAATCGTTGATTTATAATCTTTTACTGCAAACATTCCGTCTTTTTCACTTGCAATATCTTGTCCTGCCAAGTCTTCATCACTTTGTATGAATTTTGACATTTCTTCCCATGCAAGCCTTGCTTGACGTTTCTTAGTTGCTGCTGTAAATAATTTTCCGTAATAATAACCGCTAAATCCTGCAATATATGTTCCTCTAATACCATTTTTAAAAGTTTTACTATTTTGTCTTGCCATTGATTCGTAAGATCTTCTAAACCTTCTTTTGCCTTTTTCATTATACCAACCAAACAAGCAACCCATATCAAAAATTTGAAATCCTAATAATTGTACTGGCTTTTTTTCAAAACCTTCTCCAATAGTTAAGGTTTCTGCGTACTCTAAAATTCTTTCTGATTTTGCAACATCCCAATAATATGGAAATTCTGCTGTATTCTGTCTTTCTAAATCTCTTAAATGTCTTTCACAGGCTAGTCTATGTAATTCTCCTGTAAAAACTTCTCTGTTTACAACCTTTCGAGCATATTCTGTTACTCTATCTATCATTACCCCACGAATTTAGCAAATTTATTTTCTTTCGGCTTTTCTGGTGGTTCTGGTACTATTAATCTGCATCTGCTTGTAATAGTTAATCCTAAATCACTAGCACATTGCCTACATTGTTTGAAAGCTCTGTCTTGATTTATTAAGTTAGTATCTATCTCGCTCGAAAGTAAAGCCTGCATTTCCATATTATCTTTATTTTGTTTTGACGACTTCTTTTTAAAAGCTGTGCTTAATGCTTTTGTGAATTTTAAATAGTTATCTTTAGATATTAAATAACGAGCTAGACAGTCTTCGTCTAACTCGGTCATTATTCCTATATCTACAAGTTTTGTTGCAATTTCCATAAACTCGTTTTTTTGTTTCTTACTTAAATAGCTTGGTGGCTTAACATCTTTATAGTCATCTGTGTTTACTTCTGTACTTTTTCTTTTTGCTATTTCTTCTTTAGTAAGATGTTTCTTCCCCTTTGCTATAATAAGTTCTATTGGCTCTCTTTGTTTACCATAACCTGCCATAATTCCCACCTCTATTTTTAGCATACGCATTTTTGAATTTTGGTGCTACTGATGAAGCGATTATGGGGAGTTTTTTCTACGAAGACCTCCCCTGCACCGGTTCCCCATAGGGTATCAATACTTTTTTGACCACCCCCTACGGGTAATTGTAACAGCTGTTCGTAAAATTTTTAATTATTTTTCATTATCTTTTTTTGTATTTTTTGTTTTACTTTTAGTAGTATTCTTTTTTGTTTCTTCTTCTGTTGTTTCTTCCTCGTTGCTTTCTTCCTCTTCAACAGCTTCTTTATCTTCTTTTACTTCTTCTGTTTCAACATTTGTTGCCTCTTCTTGTTCTTCTTCTAATTCTTCTGATTCATTTTCTTTTTGTGTTTCTTCTTCGTTACTTTCTTCTACTTCGTTTGTTATTTTTTCTTTGTTATCTTCCTCTGTTGTTTCTTGTTTGTCATCTGGTGTTTCTTCCTCTTCAACAGCTTCTTTATCTTCTTTTACTTCTTCTGTTTCAACATTTGTTGCCTCTTCTTGTTCTTCTTCTAATTCTTCTGATTCATTTTCTTTTTGTGTTTCTTCTTCGTTACTTTCTTCTACTTCGTTTGTTATTTTTTCTTTGTTATCTTCCTCTGTTGTTTCTTGTTTGTCATCTGGTGTTTCCTCTTCTTCAACAGGTATATATAAATTTCTTTCATTTACTAAATAATTTATTCTTTCTTCTGTTAGTTCTTTATTGTCTTTTGCGTACTCCTCTTCTAATATTGCGTCCCTATCTACATGTCTATTTAATACTACATCTGTGTATCCCCTATCTGCTATATGTTTCATTTTAAATCATCCTTTCTTTACTTTGTTATATTATTTATTCTATTTTGTACTAAGCTATCTGGCTTAGTTTGTATAACCTGTGTAGGTTTTAAAGGTCTCACTCTGTAATCCATTAAGTCTAATAAGTTTATTTGTATTGTTGTTTCATTACATATATTAATACCATCTAGACCATAACTATTTAATAATCTTACTAAATCATTTACAAATAGTTTTGCTTTTTCCGGATTCACATTGACCTCTACAGTAACTATATTATCTTGCTGTTTATTTTCTTGCAGCATATTTATTCCCCCTTTCTTTCTTTTGAAAACGATTATGTCTTTTGTCATGGTGTGCATGACATAATGCACGTAAGTTATAGTAGTCTAGTCTTCTTTTCCAACCTTCTGGAGTTTCTATAAATTCTAAATGATGTACTTCTTCTGCTAGTTGTATTTCATAAGTAGGATCTTTTTTGTTTTCTTCTATACAGTCTTCACATCTATACGCATACTTTATATCTCCGTATTTATGCTGTAAGTCTTGTAAATATCTTTCTTTTAACTGCAACCATTCCTTACTTTTACGAAACTTAACTAACTTAGGATCTCTTTTTTTATCATATCTATAGTTATATTGTTTCTGCCTTTCTTCCATTTCTTTATCTACTTTTGCTTGGCATTCACTACAATACCTATTAGGATATTCAATTATTTTCTTGCATTTTGCACACATTTTAACTATCATTTCTTATTATTCCCCTTAGTTTTATTTCGTTTATATATTTGTCTAAGTATTTCTTATTATCTGTTTTTCTTGCTATATAATCATTGCATTTTGTAATTATTGTTTTTCCTTTTGCAATAGTAACTATATTATTACTACATACTTTATTTATACAGTTCGGGCATATTTTACTTTTGTATTCTTTCATGGCTACTACCTCGCTTTTTCAATAATTAATTCGTGAAGAAACAATATTGTTTTTTATCTATATTTTTACAGGAGTTTTATCTGAAAAACATACTTAATTTATTTAATAGGAGCTTTCTTTTGGAATTTCTAAAGAATTGGTATTACATTTTAAAAAACTTCACTAAATTAATTAAAAGCACCAAAAAAGAGTCCTATAAAATAGAACTCTTTTACTGGCTAAAATAAAAGGGGAATATCCTTTTAGTAGAGAATTATTTAAGATGTACTCTTAAACTTTCTCCAATTATAATTATATTACAAAGTAATTTATAATTTCTACCAAATTTCTGACCAATTTTTGACCAATTTTTGATTTTTTACACATTTATTACTTTTAACATAATTTGCATAGCTGCATCCCTTATATTTTTTAATTGATTTACTGTTCTTGTTTCCTTATATACTTCAAAATATGTATTATTAACATAGTTCCATTTAGGCTCGTACATATAGTAAGTTTTTACAATTAACCTTTGTTCATTATTTAGTGCCTTTAACATTCTATCAACTTTTCCTACAAGATCACGTAATGGCTCTGCTTTTTCTTCATTTCTTACATTTTCATTCATTAACTTTATTTTATCAGCCTTATTGATATATGTTAATTTGTCCTTGTATGATAATGCTATGTTTTCTGTTGGTTTATTTATTTTATTTGTATTTCCGCTTCGGCATATCTGATATAGCTGGCGAACTTAACGACATTCCTTCTATTACTTCTTCTTCACTTTCTGTATATTTCTTACCATTGTATGATAATAATACTTTATTCTTCGCAATTTTATTTTCCAATTCTTCTAACTGGGATTTACTTACTAAATACCCTTTTAACATTTCTTCTATATCGCATTTTTCATACATAACGTTACTCCTTTCATCTTTTGAGATTCTGTAATGTTCTATAATATCTCATATATGTATAGGGCTCTTTATTGCCTTTTACAATTTCATTTATTGTATTTCGTTGTATTCCTTCACTTTGTAATAATTTTATAAACTTTTTCTTTGTTAATTTCTTATTACTAAGATTTTGAAAAATTAAACTTAAAGATTCTGCCATTTTTTTACCTACTTCGCATACTGCTTCTGCAACTTTTTGTACTGCATTTATTAAATTATCAAATACTTCTTTTATTGCTAAATATTCATCATTTTTTAGGCTTATTGTTTTACTATCTGCGTCAAATGTAATTTCTGTTATATAACCTGTTTTATAGAGTGTTTGTATATCTGCTATTGTTACATCTTCGTAATTAATTTGTTTCATTTTCTATTTCTCCCGCTTCTGGATCTATTTTTACTATTACATAAGCTATATCTTTGTCAAAACCTTCCTTTTCTAAATCCTTAGCATATTTTTTTATAATAAACACAGGTTGTATAAAAATATCACATTTTTTATTAGCCCATATTTCGTAATTTTCCAAATTTTCGCCTTTTCTTACTAAATCTTTTAAAGTATTGTTTAATTTTTCATTTATTTTTATTCTTTCCTTGTTTATTTCTCTTAAATAAGCAACTTCTTTTAAATTTTGTTTTTTATTCTTCTTCATTTGCTGCTTTCCTTTCATAATAATTTTTAACCTCTTCTTTATCGCCTAAAATTAAGGCATTTTCTATATCATTATCAAATATTGCTAAACCTGCTAATTGTTCCGCCATTAAATTTATTATTTTATCTTTATCTCGTATTCTTTCATTTCTAGCTCTTATCAAAATTTGTGCTTGGTTGAATTTTTCCTCTAATTCTCTTATTTTTATATTTTGTTCCTTTATTTTATCTCTATAATTTATTTTTATAGCGTTTTTGTTTACCACTTCTAAATCAAAAACAGATATTCCACCACTAATTAATGAATCTATTGTATTTATTAAATGTTTTCTTTGATTTTTCTTTCTTTTTATTGCTTTTATGTTTTCTTGTTTTATGATTCTTTCCGCTTCTTTAAAACAATTTTTCATATTCCGTACCTCTCATATTCTCTTTTACTTTGTAAGAAACATTTTCTTACTTCTTCATCTAGTCTTATTTCTTCGTTGTCCTTTTTTATGAAATAATACAATTTTTGCCCTCTTAGTTTTCTAAAATAAACCTGATATTCTATATTGTCTTTTAATCTTATATAATAGCCCCAGTCGCTCGGGTGTAAATTTGTTAAAACGTATTCTTCAAGTGTTATTTCCTTACTCATAAGTAGCCCCTTTCAAATAATTTTTAGGTACGCCAAAATTTAATGTTATATTTTTTTCTATATCTTTTAAAATTTCTTTGTCTAATTCCATATCAGACTTTTTAAAATTAACTAATGCCATATTTGCTAGTTTTTCCGCTTCTTCTCTTCCTTTTATATTTATTATAGTTCTTGCTTTTTCCTGTAATTTCATAGGTGGTACCCAATTAAACCCAAAATAATTAAAAAATTCGTCGTTCGTATGTGTTAGCCAAAATACAGATAATATTTCACTCATTTTTTTAGGTATCGAATTATTTAATATATAATTTCTTTCATTTTCAGTATAATGTTTTAATTTTATTGTTTCTTTCATTGTTTCTAATATTTCTTTATATGAATATATATTGTATATATTATTCATTCCTCTTTTTATTGCCTCTTCTTGTATCAATGGAAGTTGTGCTTTTGCATGAACATTTATTAATTTGTAATATATGTCTTCTGCTTCTTTATTATATAATTGGTTAATTACTTGCATTTCTTCCCCATTTTTTCTAATAACAGACATACAACTTATATCTTTTCCTTCTGCTATATCTATACCTATAATTAAACAGTCTTCCATGACTTATTATTCGCTCCCTTCTAATAACTTAAAAAATACTATTGCTGCAAATAAACTTCCAAATGCTAATAATATTTCATAATGGATCAGATAATTTATAAAACAATATAAACTAAATAATGATAAAGTAATATAAGCTGGTTTTATTAAAAATTTTAATATTTTATCATATATAAATATAAATGCTTCTTTTAAAGTTTCCAAAATTTCATTAAACATTTTTTCCTACCTTTCCGGTTTTATTTCCTCCATGTTTTCACAATTTCTACATTCTAAATTGCAGTTTATGCCCTCTTCTGGTATTACTTCTTCTACATCATTACACCAACAATTAAAATAATTACACCATTTACTCATTTTCTGCTCCTTTCAATATTTTTTCTTTCGCTTTATACCAGCTATCATCAATTTTTAATTCACTATTTTTTTCAATATAGTTCATAGCTTTAAATAACAAGCAGTCATTATCTTTTAATTCTCCCATACCGTTGTAAGCCTCTTCTGGTGGATCTATTCTTTTCCCATCTTTATTAATTTTAAAAATTAATATTGGTTGAAATAAACCGCTTCCTATCATACATTTTGGGTATAGCATTTGTAATATTATTCGCCATTCTTCATTTGTTACATCACTTATATTTTTATTTACTATTTCTTTTATTTTCTCTTCTGTAAAATCATAATATCTATATCTAACCTTTTCTACTCTGTTTTTATCTTCTTCTTTATAATCTAACATTTTTATTCCCCTTTCTTATTTCTTCTACAGCATTAGTCCAGCATTTAGTACAACCTATACTTTCATAGTTGCAAATATCTTCTTCTTTTTGTTTATCTATTTTTTCTGTTCCAAATACATCTGATGGACACATATTCACTCCACCATCACAAAATATTGTATGGCATCCCGCTTCTGTAGCATGTTCTATTATTATTTTCATAATTTCTTTATATGTAATATCCATTTTAGGATCTTCTGTAAATATTACTTTCTTTTTTCCGGACATATCATATATATTTGACATTTTGCACCTCTTCTTTATTCTATTTCAAATAGTATTTCTGCATAGGTAATTTCATTTGTTTTTTTATCGTAATATTCTCTTATTATCATAAACAGCGGCGTTTGATATTTACTTTTAAAACTTATTCTTATTTTTGTTTTTTCACATTTACTTTTTTTATTTTTTTGTTGATAAATTTTAATCATTGGTAAATCCTTTCTATTGTTTTTTCCTTAACATTTCTTTATTAAAGCATTTTTCACAAACCCCGTAGCCTATACCAACTTCATTATGTATTTCATAAGATGTATAACTATCTCCAGCTTTTATTTTTTTGCCACAATGTGCACAATTTATTATCTCTTCCATATTATCAGCATATATTTTTACATTCCACTCATTCGGTACACGATATTTTTCGTATTTATGCCTTTCGTAGTTCCATATTTTTAATAACATAAATAATCACTCCTAAAATATTTTTACTCTTTCTGGCTTTACTTCTGTTTTAGGTGGCTCTATTATTTCTTTTACCATTCCTAAATCAAATTTTGTAAAACATTCATTATATCCGTATAGCATGTCCTTGTATAAAAACATATTTTTATTTACTTGCTTTACAAATATGTATTCATGATTATTTTTACTAATAATCTTTGGTATTTTCATAATTAATCTCCTTCTGTTTGTATTTGCATCAATTTCCATAATTTTTGCTTTTCTATTCCCTCTTCTATATCTAAAACGTTAAAAGCATTTTCTAAAGCACTTAATCCTATTGTAAATAATTTTCCTTTTTCTTCATCTGCAAATTGATTTACCATATCATACAAAGCATATTTTAATTCTTTAATTTCTTGATTTTTGTTTTTTTCTACCATTTCATAATGTTTAATTATTGCTTTTAAATTATCTTTGTGTGCTATTTCCGCTTCTCTACATAATGATCTAATTAGCGAATTTTTTAATATATCTTTATCTATTTTTAATTCTCGTTTCATAGCTTTTTTTATGGATCTTAACGGAGAATACTCATAAATTTTATCTCCTATTTTGTTTTCTACTAATACGCCTATTTCTTCTGGAATATCTTGTTTTACTTCATAATATAACTCTCTCGGCATTACATAATAGTTATAATTTCCAATAAAAGTATTATGGCATTTGCTATAAAAATCTTTTTTAGTTACTTTTATTTCATAGCACTTAAACCAATTCTTTGTATCGTATGTAAGAAAATCCACTCTTTCATTTCCAAACCAACCTATTGTAACTTCTGGGCAACCAAATATACCTTGTTTTCCTGTATATCTTCTTAAATACTTTTCAAATTCTAAAGTTTCTTTAGTTTTAGACATTTTTACACCTCTTTTTAATTATCTTTATCATGATTACTTAACCTTCTAAAATCGACATTGATCCACACTTCGCTAACCATATCTTCAATTTTTGCTATTCCTCTTCTTGATAACTGCAAGCCATCAGAACTTATATTTGTTTTCTTTTCGTCATCTCTAGTTTCTTGTAATTCGCTTAATGCTTCTACACATTCTTTTTCATTTGAATAATCATACTTACAATAATAATTATCATGATTACAAACCATATATTCTAAATCTAGTATTGAATATTCAAATGTTTTCTTAGGGTTATATGGTCTTGCTATAATTATAAAATTATCGTTTCTAGCAATAACTTTAAATCTTTTTTTCTGACCTTTCCAACCTATTTTAGCTTCTGGTATTGCAAATAAACTTAATATCTCTTTTAGTGTATATTCCTTGTCAAGTTTAAATACTTCTTTTTCATCTTTATACTTGCTATATACTCTTTTTAACATTTCTTACCCCTTCCTTATGGTACTTAAATATTTTTTCTATCTTTTTTAATTGCTTTTTTAATGAAAAACTATGTATTATTTTATATTCCTTAAATATTGCTGCATGTTCTACTTCAAATGTTGTTGCTGGAGAATTTGCTAATAATTTTTCTATTGGCTCTCTTTTAGTTTCTGTTCTATCTAAATCAGCAATTAAAATATTTTTATTATCATATATTATAATTTTACTCATCGTCTATCTCCTTTGGTTTGTATTTTTGGATTAAAGGAGAACCTGTCGTAATTATTATTTTTCTTTTTATAAAATTTTCGCATGCTTCTTGCTGCGGTTTTTCTATTTTGTTGCAAAAAGGATATTTCCCACAATTTATACATTTCATATACTTATTCCCCTAGTATTCTTCTATTTTTACATATATTCTTGGAGTTTCTGCGTATTTTTTCTCCACTTCTAATTTAATAACCTGTGTATCATCTTTAAATGCAAATTTATTCATTCCATCCAGTACAATTTTAATAATATTGTCTATATCTGGTTTTTTGGTTGGGCTTATGTTATTTGATAACATTTCTGCTGCTTTCTTCTTGCTTGTACTTTTAGGTACTTCAAAATAAGCAATTATAGAAACTTTTATCCTACCTTCTATTGGTTTAAAATTAGGATAATTCATTAAAAACCATTGTCTTAATGAATATTCATATAATTTTGTTTTTGTTGGTGTATAGGCTCGTCCTGTTCTTGTATTCATTCTCGGTCTTGCTTTTCCTTGTATGCTTCCTAACATTTCAAACTCATAAATCATTTGTAACACCTCTATTTTTCTGGCATTTCATAAATAATTGTATTGTCTTTATTTATTGGAATTATCTCGAAATTGTTATCATCAATTATTAAATCTATACCGTTTATCCTTTCAAAATATATCTTTGCTGCTTCAATAACTTGTTGCTCTATACTTATTCTTGGTTTCATCAAAAATCTTTGTTTTTTCATGCTCTTTAATAAATCACGCAATACCTCTTTGGCTCTTTCTTCTGTTTCATAGGTTGCTATTATTCCTTCCATGTCATTGCCATAATTTATTAAAATATTAAATTTATTATTGTCTGCCTCTTCTATATTTAAAAAATTAATTCTTTTGAAATTAATTATTGTTTTATCTTCTTGACCTATTATTACCATTGTTTTGTTTCTCCCTCTTCAAATATTTTTAATACTGGCTTTAAGCACTTATTATGCAATGCCATTTCTATATCGCCATGTTTAGTAACTATATGTCTAAATGTAACTACTCCCCCTGTCATCTCTTGCTTTTTATCTAATATTTTTATTTCTTCTTCGCAGTAATCACATTTATAATAGCTGTATTCTTTCATTGGCTTACTATTAACTAAATGACTAGCCTCTTCTTTTGGTTTCATTTTTGCATATATAGGTACAGTACCACGCCTTGATAATTCTTCCAAACTTCTCATATTAATACCTTTTACTTTCCAACTCATCATGTAGGCAAACCATGAAATAATTTATTATTTCTTCTAGCCTATAATCTGGTTTTTCTGTTATATATTTTTTTGTTTTTAAATACTTATGGGCTAATTTGTCCCAATTCAAATTATTTAGATATACTTTGTGCGGGCTTAAATATATTTCTTTTACGCACCATAGCATAATTTTTTCGTCTAAAATTCTTTCTGGAGGCATTAAGCTATAGGTAGAAACTTTATCCACATATAAGCCTATTCGTTGTAATAACACTATTAGCGGAGTTCTATCTGTTGGATTCAAACCAATTTTGCTGCAATTTTCGTATTCCCCTTCATAGATATAATTAAATAATAAGTTTAGTTTAGTTATAATGTGTTCGTCTGTCTGCTCGGTTGCTTGTGCGTTCGGTTGTGCGTTCGGTTGTTCATCTGCCTGTTCAAAATACAATTTTATTATTGTATATGTAGAAGCGTCATTTTGATTTACTCCGCTTCTTATATAAAATATAATCATTATTTATTAATTCATTTCTTGCCCTTTGTAGCGTAGAAATGCTTAAACCTTTAATTTTGCTCATTAGAATAGTATTTGTTACTTTAAACTCAGTAAGCCAGCCAGTCTTACAAGCTATCTGCAATAAAACCATATATATTGAAATAGCATTAGCAGAGATAGGCTTATAGTCTAATGTAGAATAAAATTCAGAGAGCTGTTTTTCTTGATCTATAATGTTTTTTTCTATTCACATACATTTACACTCCTTCCTTTGTAGATTCTTCTTTTAATATTTATAATGCAGGAGTGCTTTACATTTTTTCTTTTACTTTTTCTTTCAATAAAAATAGCAAAGCAGCATTATCAATTTTATAGGTAACGTTAAAATAACTATTTACATTCGTATTTTCATAAGTATACGACATTGCTTTTCTAACGCAGTTTACTGTTGTTTTATATTCTCTTGCCAACAAAAAATATAATTCCATTGTTTTTAATTCTTGTCTTTTATGTATTTCTATATCTAAAGTCATTACAATAGCTTTTAGCCAATACTTATAACCTAAACAATGTAATTTCATACCTATATCTTTTAGTAGCTGTTTTGCTATTTTTTTTGTTTTATTTTCTATTTTTTCTTTTTCATGTTGTGATTTAGTTATCATTTTCCTTGCTTTTTTCATTGTCTTTTATTCCCCTTTCTTGATAATTACTAAGGTATCTTTTGTGCTATTATTTATCATCATAATAGTATTTATCGTCTTTCATATATTCCTCAAATTCATCTTGCTTTTTACTTGCAATTAATAATGCTAAAATAAAAATTCCTGTTACTAAACCTATAAATAAGCCTATTAAAAATTTAAACATTTATAAAACCTACCTTCCTGTGCTTCCAAAGCCACCTGTACGCTCTCCTTCTGCTGTATCATCATCTGTTTTAGCATATTTCATAAATATACCTTGTCCCAATTTTTCGCCTGCTTCTAATGTAACATCTTCATTAAGCATATTATAGAAAACAAATGACATTTCTCCCTCATTATCAGCATTGTTATAATAATCACTATCTACTACACCAACACCATTTAAAATTATTAAACCTTTCTTTTTAGGGTTACTGCTTCTATTAAATAAGAATAATGCCTCATCTTCTGGGAATTGTGCTTTTATTCCTGTTGGTATCATTGTTATTTCATGTGATTTACAAACAACTCTTTTATGGTTAAAAAAATCATAACCTGCACTATTTTTTGTACTTCTTTCTGGTAATCTTCTAGTTACCCCATCTTCATTATTTAAAATTCTATTTACAAATTCAAATTTTCTCATTTTAAAATTTCCTCCTATAATTTTTAATTTTTTATTTCTTATGATATAATTCATTTGAAAGGAGCATTTATAATATGAAAGATTTAGATAACATTAAAATTACAAATACTAACTCAACTTTTTCAAATGATTTTATAAAGAAATATACTAATTTTGATAACGCAAAAGACTTTTGCAATGCACTAGGTATATATACTTTAAAAGACTTAGATAATATTGCATATATTCCAAATATTGATGAGCTTATCGCAATACTAAATTTAAAACATTAGAAGATTTTTACAAAGCACAATTACCTTCATATTATCAAGATGTTTTATAGTATTTTTTATTACGGGAGCTATGGCTGTATATATACATTTTTCTTGACTTCTAGCGTTATTTCTGTTAAAATAACAATAAGAATGTTTATATAAACGTTTTAAAAAAGAGTTTACTTATATACTTTGGTCGGTGTGTGAGCTAAGCTCTTTTTTATTTGTATTTATACTTGTTAATTTTTTTCTTTTATCTGCTGCAATTTCTGCTACTTTTCTTAATAATGTTTTTTCATTGTTATAGCAATTACTTGTAGCCCAGCTTTCTATTGTTTTTAAATCTTCAATACGATTCATTCTTTCCTGTACTAATCTATTTTCTAATTCTTTAATTTTATTTTCTTTTTCTATTAAGCCTTCGCCTTGCCTTGTAATTATTCTTCCGTAAAATTTATCTTCATTAGCATTTTCAGTCGGTTTATTTTCTTTTCTTTTTTTATTTTCCATTAAATGTTTTGCCATTTACTTTTTACCTCCTAACTGTTTTAGATTTTCTTTCATAATTTTTAATGTAGCTTTCATTTTATTTAGTCTTTCATGGTCTATTTGTAAATAGCTGCATTCTTCTAATAATATTTCGTAGTATTCCACTTATTTGCCCTCCATCAACAATATTTTTATAGTTTGTCCTTCATATATTGTTGCAGAAGCCATATTGTTTAATTTTTTAACTTCATATATGTATTCTCTTGGATCTTGATTTTCTAGTTTATATCTTTCTGCAATTTTCCATAATGTATCGCCTTTACAAACTACATATTCTATTTCTTCTTTTACTACCGCTTCGTTACTTGCAAAAGCATTATTCATTATTAAAATTCCTAATATTGTTATAAATATCATTGTTATTACACTTCTTATAAATTTTTTCTTGTTTACAACCTTTATTTTCATTGGTAATTCCCCTTTTCTCTTTTTTTCTTGTACCACTCTCTTATTGCACTTCCTAATGCTACTTTTTCTTTTCCAAAGTTTTCACTAGGAAAGTCTTGTAAATTATAAATACTTAGGGCTGTTGGTACACTACAATTTCTTAATTTTGCAAATTCAGATGGTGTATAAAAAATATTGTCTTGTAATTCCAATTCTTTACCCTCCTTTTAATTTTGTGTTCTGCCGCATTTTTTATTTTTTTCATTTAAAGCTCCTTTCTTACGTAATACGTAATATTGGGTTAAAAAAATATATCTACTATTTCTTCTTGATTTAGTTTTAATATTCTACATAAGTCCCAAATATCAGTCAATGTAAGTTCAACCTCTTTACTAAATCGCCTATAGATATATGCCTCGTTTTTCTGCCATAATTCTGCTAATTTCTTTTTTGTAATGTTTCTAAATTTAAGATAACCCTCTAGTTTGCTAATAACTTCATCAATATTTTTATTCAATATTTTTCCTCCTTTCTTCTTACGTGATACGTAATTACGTTATAAGTAATATACATTAACATTAAAAACTTGTCAATACTTTTTGCGAAATTTTTTTATTTTTTTTGTAATAAATCTTGCGTATTACGAAAAAATATAGTAAAATAGGGCATGAAAGGAGATTAAAATTATGGATGAATTATTTTCAAAAAGACTTACAGAGCTTATTAATAGTAGTAGCCATACATTAGATGATATATCAGAAGCTATTGGCAAAAGAGCTGCTACAGTTTCTAGGTATGCTTCTGGAGAAATTAAAGGCGTTAAGCGTAGTACAATAATTTCTTTAGCCAACTTTTTTGGTGTATCTCCTGCTTGGTTGGCTGGATTAAGTAATGAAAAATATAGTGATAATAAAATTACTAGAATACCTGTTTTAAGTAAAATAGACAATTCAAATATATTAACGCAAGAAAACATTATAGATTATATTAGTATTAGAACTAATAATAATTGGTCTGATACTGATACTTATTTTGCAATAGAAACTACAGAAGATAACATGTTACCTTTATTAGGAAAAGGAGATTTAGCTATTATTCGCGTTCAAGACGATGTCGAAAATGGTCAAACAGCACTTATATTTATTAAAAGTAAAAATATGTATTCCATTAGAAAGATAATAAAAACATCTAATGCAATAGAACTACATTCTATGAATCCATATTACCCTATAGAAAAGGTTTCAAGTATTAATGACATTAAAATTATGGGTAGAGTAGTAAAAGCAGATGTAGAAAGTGCTTTTGAATAA